TCCTCTTTTGGTCAGAGACCATATCCACATTGGGGTCAACCAATGCGGTCCAGGCGGTGATCAACCGCCAAACGTCCTAGGCAACGCTGGGAAGCGTCGCCACTACCCTATTCAGGGTAGGACACCCACTTCATGCGGTACCCATCAACAGTGTCCCTTGGCAGGACACCGTCACTGGGCACACCATAAAGTGCGCTAGCGAACACGACTGGCCCACTCCAATGATGGAGGGGCAATGCCTTTGTGAAGGGCATCCACGTCCTGACGAACGTGCGTAGGTCGCGAGTACGGCGTTTAAACCAAAACTCACGATCGTCGTGTATTACGAGGTCCCCTAGATCTTCAGGGCCTCGTAGCCTACGGATATTAACTGGAATAGCATCCAAAGCGCGCAACCAAGCACGCCGAACAATGCTCCAATGGAAATCACAGCCAGAGTCTTTGCGACCCAGTCTGCGAATCCCATTAGCCAGTTTGATCCAGTCTGCGGGTTCATATGGTTCATCCTTCAAGTAATGGGGCCTCACGGCCTTACCCTCGAAGAAATCACCTCCGCAGCTCTCCCTAAAGGGGCCAGACGTAAACGTCTTCCCCTCATTCGGTGTAAAACCGAAAAACCTCAGGAGAGTAAGCATAGTGGCACTTGCCTGTGAAGGCAAGATTATATCATCTCCGTATACCCAGCAACCCGCACCCGTAGGTGCGTGTACGCCGGCTAGGTAACACGCCTCTTGCGCGATAGCTGCGAAAAGCAGCGTCTCAAGCTCGAACGTGAAACCATTCCCCATGCTGGAGAACTTTGAGAGATGAACCCACTTTCCGTCCACGAAAGTCATCGGTGAACGGAGGGTATCAAGCAAGTCAAACCACCCCTTTGGAAGGAGCAATTTAACAAGTAACTTGGATACCGTATCGCTAGCATTACTCAAGTCAATCGTAGAATAGTGGCCTCGGCGAGAGGCATCACAAGCGACCCGCTTGTGAATGTCTTGACCGTCCTTTAAGTCTAATCCTACACGGAGGAGGCGATGCTTGATAGCATCACCAACACCAAGCTGGAAAAAGACGTTGAGGCCGGGTTCGATCGCTATTCCTCGATCCTTCCTAGCATCTTTCGGAACCGTTGTAAAGCGGTTGCCACGGATGTATTCAGGATGAGATTGACAGGGGTTTGACTCAATCAGGGCAGAAGCCCATGCTGTGCGCTCCCAGAGAGGGAGCAATAAAGAGCACATTTGAGTCATTGTCGGACGAGCGGTGATTTTGTCGGGTACCGTGATGTACTTACCGACGTCTCGGAACGTGGCACCAGGCCCAAAGCGCGGGTTTAGAGACTCCCATGACGGGAGTTTCCCGAGAACCTCATCTATCCATCTTTTCATCCTGTCGATTGATTCGATAAGACGAATATCGCTTGGGTCCTCGAAGGGACCGTTATGCAGATATTTGGATAGACGAGAATTCGTCGCCGCGCAAGCCCGCTCTGATAACCAAAAGTTATCTAGAGCTACGGCAGCTTTGTCCACACCAGGGATGTTGAAGCCAGAGTACTTCCGAAGAAGCTCCGACACACAAGCATCCAAGTAGTAAGATTCAGCACTGCTATAGCGCCCCGGATCAGTCGTCAAATTGACGAGCTGCCCATACTCCCGGTATCTTACCAGTATTGCTACTGTTAAGGCCCGAGGAGTGTCCGTGTCTTCGCAAAGCGCGAGGACAACTCTCTCCAGTTGCTGGGGAAGAGCTGACATATCAAAGTTACCTTTCGATCAAGATCAAGTCGGCGCGTAGCCGGCCTTGATGCTGTCCTGCACAAGAGTGCTCTTCAGCAAGTTCGAAAGTTGCGCAACCGCCTCGGCGACGATCGTGTCCGTGATTTCCACGGGCACGGTGAACG